TGCTACGGTAGTTACGTTACCGGAGATACCAGCTACTGTACCTATGTCGCTTGCGTCAGCAGCTACAGTATTAATGTTTGTGTTGTTACTTGCTACAGTGTTTACACTAGCAATGTTGTCACCAACAGTGTTTACGTTGCTGATGGAACCGGCTACTGTGCCGATGTCTGAGGCATCTGCGGCTACTGCCGTGATGTTGGAAGAATTAGTAGCTACAGTGTTTACGTCAGTAATATTACCTGCAACAGTATTGACGTTGGCGATGTCGTTGTAGACACCTGTAATCTCTGTAGTCTTAGCTGCTACTGCTTGTACTTCAGCACTGTTTGCCGTACTAGCAGAGTTTGCTGCTGCGGTCGCTGAATTAGATGCTGCTGTGGCTGAGTTAGACGCTGCCGTAGCAAAACCTGCTGCGTCTGTTGCTGAACCAGAGGAAGCCGTTGCGTTGTCGGAAGATGTACTGGCGTGGCCTGAAGCTGCTGTTGCTGAGGCGGCTGCGTTAGTCGCACTTGTGTTGGCGTCAGTAGCACTACTAGCTGCTTCACTTGCTTTAGTAGTGGCTATACCTGCCTGTGTAGTTACTGCGGATATTGTGGAATCGTCAGTTGAATCACTGGCTCCTCCTGTTCCTCGATAAATAGCCATTCATAGCCCCTACGAAAAAAAGTGATGATAAGAAATGAGGGTGTAAAAGAAGGGACTCCCGTTAAGGAGCCCCTTAGTTGTCTTAGCCGTTTACAGCTAGAACGAGACCTGCTTCTGGACGAAGTACCTGAGTACCGTACAGAGTGTCAGCAGTGTAAAGGGTTCCTAAGAACTCTTGCTTGTACTGAGTCTGAGAGCGAACACCCTGCTGCTCAGCAAGAACCATAGCGTCCTTGTGGAACAACAATGCACCTTTAACTTCACCACCAGCAGCGTTCTGGGCAGCAGTCTCAAGTACAGGACAGTTAGAAGTAGTATATACGTCAATGCCGTACAGGTTACCAATCTGACCGTTCTTAACACCACGACCATCTACGAAGTCAGAAGACATGTAGCGGTCAACACCCATGATAGCGTTACGGATGGAAGGAGGAACTACGAAAGAACGACCGTCCATAGGTACGTCTGCGTCATCCAGCTTCTGGATAGCAGCACGGAAACCAGCATCGTTAAATACGTCACCAGCAGCTACAGCATCAGCAGCATAAGTTTCGATACCAGCAGAGCCAGAGAAGTTGTAAGTGTTGCTGTGAACCCAGTCGGTACCACTACCGTTGTCGTCACCGAACTTCTTACCCAACAGGAACAAATCTTCGTCAACCTGCTTAGACAGACCGTAGCCTGCGTCACCGGTGTAGAACTGACGGAGAGAAGCCAGAGCCTGTACTTCGGTGATGTCTTCAATCAAGCGAGAGAACTCAAAGTGCTTGTCGATAGAAATCAAAACTTCTTCTTCAGTTCCGTTCTGAATAGTAACAGCGGTGTTAGCTGCTTTAGCACTAGCGGAACCACGGAGAGGCTTAGGTACGTGAATGGTGTCGCCTTTCTTGCCTGACATGCTCATCTTCTTAACGAGGTTAGCCAGAACTAAGTTAGACTTGTATGCTGCGACAACTTCGTCACTCCAGATTTCTGGGATGAAAGTTGCTGCGCTTGTGTTGTCAACCATGCCGCCTGTGGCGGGATATACTGATGTAGCCATGAGATAATACCTTTAAATAATAATATTTGAGTTAGCGGACTCTCTTTTCGGCATACGCTTTAGTAATTTCATCACTAAGTTGTAAGTACCGGTCTGGGTCGTCCTGCATTAGTTTAATAATGTCTGAACGTCTATAGATTTTCCTAGACTGTTGTTGTCCATTACCCTTTGTACTTCCTGTAGAGGCTGACTTAATTGCTTCCTTACGTCCTGCCTTCTCAGCAGCTAAGGTCTGAGTTACTACACCTTGACGTTCCTTCCAGTTAGTGAGAAGTTCGTCAGCGGCTTCGTAATCATAACTACGGTCTGCTTGAGCAAAGAGCTGGGTTCTAATCTTAGAGCCTTTAATCCAGTCAACAAACTTAGAGTCAGAGATGACCTCTTGCATATCTGGGTGTCGTTGGTTTAGTTGTGACAGCGCAGATGCACGTTTGTTTTGTAGAGTTGTTTCCTCAGCCTTCTTAATGGAAGGATGATTAGCAATAGCTCTAGCGACAGCCTTGTCTGGGTCTGAGAAAAAATCTACTTCTTCTTCAGGTTCTTGCGTTGGTGCTGGTGTATCGTTTGTGTCGAGTTGTGTCTGAATGTAACTATCAACTACGCTACGTAACTCCCCCACTTCACTGCTCTGTCTACCTAAAAGCTTCTCAGCCTCTTGGTGCATCCGTACAATATCAGCAGTTGACTTTCCTTTGTACTTCTCAGGGATGTCATCTTCAGTTACAGTTTCTTCTGGAGGGGTTGGCTCTTGTTGTGGAGCTTCCTCTGGTTCAGGAGCTGTATCAAAAGTTGTAATCTGTTCTTCTTCGTTGATGTCCTCTGGACGCTCGTCTATAAGTGTTGCCATTATTAAACTCCGTGATATATTATCATTGTGGAGGTTTCATGTAAGTAAAGCTTCTGATTACTCAGAGTTGGCCTTACGCTCTTGCTTCAGTTTCTGTTCGCGCATCTTCATCCATTTCATCGTAGCACCTACATTATCACCAGAAATAGGGTCAATCTTACTGCGAACAGGGGTAATCATTTTTTTAGCAAGCTGACCGCAAGTAGCACAGTCAGCCTCCTTAGTATTACTGTCTATAAATAACTCAGTAACATGTCCTTCTGAACATTGAAAATCAAACATGACCCGCATCAGGATGCTTCTTGCTCTTCTTCGTCATCAGGCTCTTCTTGTGCCTGTTCCTCTGCGGCTCTAATCTGTTGCTCCAGTGTCAGGAGACTAGCAATGATGGAAAGTTGACCCTTACGGAAGTGCAGGTTGTTCTCATCTGTAGTTTGTTCCACTGAGTTAATGTGTACAGAGTTGGCCTGTAAATCAGCAAGAAGAGACTTCCAGCCTTCGTTACGGAACAACGTGTACATGCTTTCGTAATACTTTTCTAATTCTTTGTCAATCATACTGTTTATCCTTTTAGGACAGTTTAAGGGTTAAAATTTAAGTAACTTACTAAAGTATACTATAGTACATTATAGCATATTTTAGAGCAAAAGTCAAGAAGTATTTTATCTATGTTTAGATGTCTTCTTAGCAATCTTCTTAGGCTGAGCACTATGTTGCTTACCAGCCTTAGTGTCTTTCCGTTTCTTAGCTGTGGTAGCTGCGTACTGTTTAGTAGACAACGCAGCACGGGCTGCTTTAGGAAGATAACGCTCTCCAGTGGCTTTCTTACCTTGAGTGCTGGGTTTGCCTGACTTAGTACCCCACTCTTCCTTAGTCCACTTCTTCAGGCTCTTCTGTGATTTCTTAAGTGCCATTAGTCTTTATAACCTCCACCCTTAGCCTTATACTCCTTGGCTAACATCTGAGCTTTCCTTGCAGACCATTGTCCAGCCTTGCCACCCTTAGTGCTTGCTTTAATCTTATTAAACAAGTTCTTACGCATGGTAGGCTTAGTGTAGTTACCTGCTTTATTAACTGTTGACTTTTTAGCTGTGGGCATATTACTTACCTTTTTTAGCTTTGTTCTTAGCAGCTCTTTGGCCTCTAATGGGCATCTTGTTGCTCTTAGCTGTCTTTTTCTTCTTCTTGCCGTCACATACTGAACACTTCATTTAACACCTCACTTCTTAGATTTAGCCCCAGAACACTTCCAACGCTTACGTGAGAGGTTGTTAGGGGTGTTAGGGTTATTTTGTTTAGCTTTGGGTAAGCCCTTCTTGATGCCAAGGCTTCGAGCGCAGTAGCTATCGCCCTTGGAAGTCCCCGGTTTTACACGAGGGCCTCCACCTTTAGCCTTACCAGCCTGCCCGTAGCTTACCTTCTTGCCACTTGAGGTTACCTTAACCTTTGCTTTTCCCTTTCTTGGTGTCGCCACTGGGCTTCTCCTGCTTAGATTTAAGTTCTTTAACTTCTAATTCTAGTTTGTCAACCTTTTTATTGACTTCTGCAAACGCTATGTTTACTTGCTGCATAGCGTCTCCAAACATTTTACTTGTTAGTACCATTGTAGCAATTATCCTTGTGTAGGTTGCGGGTTGGGTTGTTTAGTTACTTCCTTAACAGCTACTTCACGCTCCTTCAGTAGCTGCTCAGAGATTTTAAGACGCTTCTGGAACTCTTTGTCGTCTGCATCTCCAGCCTGAAGGTTAGCTGTAACTGCTCTGATACGGTCAATCTCAAGCTCCTGTGGTACAGCCTGTGCTTCAGCAGCAGCCTTAGCAGCTCGTGCCTGTGACTCTTGGGCCTGTCCGTTGAGTGCAGCAGTCTGTGAGGCTTGGAAGGCCACCTGAGCTTGCTGTGCAACCTGTTGAGCCTGCTGTGCTTCTGGGTTAGGCTGGTTAGCTTGGTCAAGCTTAGCGATAAGCTCTTCACGATTGGACAAATTCATATTGTCAACAATTGATTTAACTAATTCAGGGTACATCGGGGTGTCTGGAGACATGGTCTGTAGTAACTGTACAAGCTGTGTAACCTCATACTCACGAGCAATAATGCCCAGAGAGCTAGATACATCAAACTTGTAATCAGCAACAGGGTACATCTCTGGTTCAAACTGCATGTAGCGATGAGCAGCCTTAGTGACGAAGGGAACGATGAATGATTCTTGGAAGTTAATCAAAGTGCGCTTGTGACGCTTAATGATGGCTCCTAAGCTCATTGAGATGCCCGCTGCCGTCGCTTCTCCGTTAATACCACCTGACACACCAGTGGAGTCTACAGCGCCTGTAGAGGTCTGTACCATCTGTTGTAGGGCACCTGCCTGTGCGAAGGTAATTTGACTGACCTGACCGAAGTTAAATGGCTGTAGAATCTCAGCGGGGTTACCGTTTGTCAAGATAACTTTACCTGCACGTACTTCCGGCTTAGCGCCACGAGGCATACGAGAGGCATCCATAGCCAACATAGGGTGTACAGTCAGTGCTAGAGCATCAATACGAGCTCGTAGTTCTGCGTCTAACGCCTTCTGAGAGTTATACCCTTTCTCACATACTCCTCGACCCCAGAAACGGCTAGGAACGACATCCCAAGGGAATGCAATGATAGGACGGTCACCCATCATGTACGGATTAGCTTCAGCTTTAAGTAAAACACCATCATTACCAATAACAACGATAGCCTCAACGTAGTAGCTGTCATCTTCTTCGTCATTTGACAAGCTAACTGCTTCTTCCTCTGCGTCAGGGT